GCGAGTAAGGATACTGCTATTAGAAGACTGCAAGAGATAAGGGATGACCTTAAGCGACACCCCCAGTTATCTCGTTACCTAGACCCTAAGAAGGGTAACAAGACTGAGATTCACTTTACTAACGGGGCTTGGATTATGGCTACGTCTGTTGGTTCTGCTATTCGTGGGGAGCATCCCGCGTGCGTAGCGTTTGATGACGTGTTGGTTGACAGCGACGAAATGAACCCACGTACTTTACAACAGTGGTTCAGAAAGGCAATCACACCCATGCTAGACCCCAACTCCTCTATTTATGTCGTAGGTACTCCTATGTCTATGACCGACCTTTACCACAGTGAGATGCTTGAAAATCTCATGTGGAAAACTGGTATTTGGAGTAGCGTGAAAAACTATGATGAGTGGAAGTCCAGTGAGGAGAAGGTCAAACCCATTCCTCTATGGCCCGAACACCGTAGTATCAAGTATCTTATGGAGCAGCGCGCTGCTATTGGGGACTTGGAGTTCGCACAGGAGTTCTTATGCCGGGTTGTTGATGATGACTCAGCGGTATATCCACAGAATCTAGTACGCAAGAATCTCGATATGGATATAGTGTTACAGAAAGAGAAGATGGATAACAGTAGGTATGTGATAGGTTTTGACCCGTCACAGGGCTTGGGGCAGGACTTCACGGTCTTGATTGTTCTTAGGCAGGACGAGCAGGGCTTCGTACACTTCGTAAATATGTGGAGGCGGAATGACTTCCCACCAGATAAGCAGACAGACGTTTTGATAGAGTGGTCCAAGAGATATAGTGCTGCGATAGCCGCCGAGGACGTGGGTTTCCAACAAATGTATGAAACGCTGATACAGCAGAAGGGTGCGGTAGTGGATTACCGCCCAAGCAAGGTTAGCAACAGAACATTGAAGCAGGGACTCCTCAACAGGCTTAGGGTTTGGTTTGAGAGAGAAATGGTAGTGTTCCCCTATGGTAACGATGAAACTCGTAGGATGGTTGAAGTTATCCTAGATGAGATGAAGACCCATGCTTGGCGTGACGGCTTAATTGTTGATTTGGGTAGGCATAACGATACTGTTATGGCCTTAGCACACGCCATAGACCAATTCACATACAGGACGCCCGATATGCCTGTGATTATGAAAACTATGAAGGGGGGCGAATGGATGGGCGGCGCAACAAGGGGCCTCAATAGAGAGCGTTCCGGAGTTGGCGGTAAAGTGATAAACAAGAGAGGGTTTTAGATGAGCGAAAGAAAGAGAAGCGGACCAATGCCAAGACAAGAACTGTATAGACACATTTTGGGTACTCTAATGACGAAAGGGTTCTTCAATGAGTGGAGAGAGACTAATGAGATTTGCGAAAGAGTGAACAAAGAAGTTCCTTCGCGGTGGACTGCCATGCAAAACTCACGTCTTTTCATGTATATGAGAGAGATGGAGATGAGCGAGCGCCATTACTGGAAAAACAGCATGAAACAGATGGTCCGAGAGTGGAGAAAAATCTGAAAAATTTTCAAAAAAATTGTCGTAAATTCAGCGTACTGCTAGGCTAATAGCCTTGCCGAGTAAATCTGAGATTTGGCGACCCAAACCGAAAAACCAAAAATCGGTTTTCCGAATTCCGAATCCGACTCAGAATTCCGATTCTAGGCTATTTGCGTGCCCTCTGCGGCCGTCTTTCACCCCTACCCTTCCACACCCCCATCCACCCCCGCCGACCGGCTTAGAACACATGTTTTTCAGAGGGAGCCAGCCAGTCCAGAGTGGACCGACTGACTCCAACCGAAATCAGTTCGGGATATCACCCCCAAAAGTCGTGAAGGGTGTTGCCGATACTACGGCGTTCCCTACTTGTGCCTCTAGCAGAGATATGACATCTGCTACGTTGCTGGTCCTTGGGTCGATTGCCATTTGTGTGACTCCGTACTTGGTCATCACCAGTGTGAACAGAAGGTGGGTATCGAACCCGCCACATGTCCCGTCACACTTGCTCTTACCGCATCCCCATGGGTCGGTGGTGATGTATCGGAAAGCGACACTCTTGGAGCCGCCTGACTTGCCAGCACCGGAGCGCTGGGTTGCCACCCTCATGCCAACTACGATGAGTCGAGCAGGGTTGCCCTCCTTGTCGTATCGTACCCCTAGAATGGGGACTTGGTGAACTACCCTGCGGGCCGTGGTCTTGATGAGGCCAAAGTGGGCGTTCCTATGGTATTCGGGTGCTATGTCGCCGGTAATGTGCATTGGCTCGTTTCCTAGAGCAGGGAGGCCGCAGCCGCCCTCTTTCTCCCATGTGTGGATGAAGCAAGCCTCATCATCACATCGGCACTTTGCTCTTAGTCCGGTTACTAGGTCTACGGATGTCACTCGGTTGAAGTCAGTAAGGGCCATGTTCACGACCCTCCCGAAGTGGTCTTTGTTGTAAGCACTGGCACGGCTTGTGCCGTCTGTCACCTTGCTGAAGAATGCAGGGTCTTGACCGTCGAAGACGATATTGTTTGCTGCGAACCAGTCAACGAGCGGAATCCTCACTCGGTGTAGACCGTGGCGGATTGCTCCGCTTACGGTCTTGTAGGTGTCACCGCTTAGGGTCACAAGGTCCTCCGAGAACCATCCTACTAACTCCACGGCGGGCACGGTGCTATTCGTGCCCTCCGTGGAGGCTGTCATTGACGCTGGTATTAGCGCCGCTCCTCCTAGGTTGTCGTTATTCACGCCGTCCATGCCCACCGGAGCGAGGGGGGGGTATTGAATGCTTGGTTTGCCTCTACTAGGCGCCCCCCCGCGAGACAGCCGTTCGGTGCAACGTTTTTTCAATGTCTGTTGATTTTCGATTCACGGAGTTTCTACCCGCGCCGAGAGGGTCATTTTGACCCCCTCTCAGAAGGCCCTAAACCCAAGTTTCTCCCAACTTAATTTCATTTCTGAGACACCCGGACAGGCCCAATTTCGCCATATCTCACCCCCTCTAATTTCAACAGAATCGGCGTTTTTCAAAACCACAAAACATGAAATGAACAATACTAGCGAAAGACTATAAGCCTCCATCTCGTCTCAGACACGGGGTTGGGTACGGGCCGAAACTGGGGCTAAGAACCACAAAACATTCATCGTCAAAAACTACAAAACATAAAAACTACAAAAGATAAAAGTCCAAAAAACTACAAAAGATAAAAGTCCAAAAAACTACAAAATCCAAAAACTACAAAAGACCCTGCGGGCTTGGCGCTATCAAAAACTACAAAACCTCTGATACCAAAAAGGGGCCGACCCCCCCAGCGGGGGGGCCGGTTTGCGTAAGTCCGTCACCATCTAGCCCGACTAAGCGGGGCTGATGTCAAGGTCGTGGATGACTGCATCCCCGATGTCGTCAACGCTGCACTCGATGCGACTGCGTGCGCAGTCGTCAATCAAGTCCGCAGCGTCGATTTCAACGGTCATGGTCACTACGACGTCGTATGCTACTGTGGTCATTCTTGGTTACCTCCAATTGCTGAGAGGGGGCATGGGTATATGAACCCATCGACTAGGAGTTTTGTAGTTACTCAGTTGGGCCGAGGGGGCACAACTACAAAACAGTTTGTAGTATCTAGCGCGGGCCGGGGGGTAGGAACTACAAAACAAAAAAGGCCCGGACTCAAAAACTACAAAACAAAAAAGGCCCAAAAACGAAAACTACAAAAGGGGCCACCGCTTAGGAACTACAAAACGATGGGTGCCTTTCGTGGGAAGAGGCTGAACATGTGGCGCGCCGCCTCCGCCTATGCTACGCGCTCCTTATGTCTCCTTATTAAGTCTTCGTTGTGCCCGCTCATCCTCTTCTCGGTCTGCATCTCGCACGCGCCCCCCAGCAACTTCGTTACCCCGCTGCCGGTCTTGCCTCCCTCGTAGTAGTTCGACATCAAGCGCACCCCCACATGCACCCGCAAACGATGAGGGCGGTTCCGCTGTCCTCATCGGCAATCATCATTATCGCGTCTTCCGGCGTGTGTCTGCAAGCCATGAACATCGGACAGCACTCTAGTATATGAACCCACCGGTCAGGGGTTTTGTAGTTCTAAGAAGCAACATACCTATCGTTTTGTAGTTGTCGGGGCAAGGCTTAAGGTGAGAACTACAAATCATTTTGTAGTAGCGGAGCGCGGTGCGCGACGCGGCGCGGTGGTGAGAAACTACAAAACATTTACCGCGAAAGGACGAGGGAGGGAGTGACCCCCCTCCCCCGGTTGCGTGTGTCCGTCTAGTTCTGAAAGTCAGGATACTCCCCGTTTGGCCCCATGCCGTACTGGTCGCATAGGTACTCGCAGCGCGCTCGCGCCTCCGCGTCCGTCTCTTTCTCTTCTTCTTCTTCTTCCTTTATGAGCAGCGAGACAAAAACGTCATATCGCTCCTCCTCTGGTGTCTTCACCATGAACAGCGGAGGGGACACCAGTATATGAACACACCGGTAGCAGATGTTTTGTAGTTTCTCACCCTATCGGGGGCGGCTCCCGATAACTACAAATCATTTTGTAGCACACGACTGCTGGGGGGACGCAGGAACTACAAAACATATTGTAGTTACGCTCCGCGCCGCACCATATCAAAAACTACAAAACCCACCAGTGCAAAAACTACACTAGGAACTACAAAACAGGTTAGTGCGAAAAGTAAAGCGGAGGAGGGGCCGAGGCCCCCCCGTCCAAAGGTATATATACCGTCTAGTCCCGCGTTATCCAGATGCTCATGCTGGTTACGCGGTTGCTCCACTCGGTGTCGTCGTCACCGAACTCGACCATGTCCTCGTCCATCCAGCACTCGCCCTCTTGGGCTAGGTAGGACAGTGCATCCCAAAACACCGAAGGTGTTATACCGAAGGGCAGGTAGTCGCGTGCTGAGTATGTGACCCAGCCTTGACCCTCTCCGAACTCTCCGTCGTCTTCTAGCGTTGTTTTCATTTCTGCTCGCACTATCGCAAGTTGATGCGGTAGTACTATGGCTATTCTTCCTCCTTCCATGTTACTCCGAGTCGGTGTGCCCTATATATAGTCTTCGGTCATCGTGTTTTGTAGTTTCTAGGTGGCCGCGCCTCCCCGTAACTACAATAGGTTTTGTAGTTGTTGGTTTGTGTCGGGGGGTCGGAACTACAAACCATTTTGTAGTAGTGGTGGGGGGAGGGGCAACGGTGTGCGCCTCGCCTCCCCCCGGAACTACAAAAGGCTTACCTATTCCTCGTCTAGTCCTGCTTTATGCGAGTCGTCGCTACTACGTTTCGTCGCTCGCCACAGTCCCGACAGACTATGTCAATGTCCGTGACGATAACGTCACCCAAGCCCACATGGACGCTATATAGGGCTTTTTCTTCCCATACATGGCCTCCATGCCAGCGCATTCCGGCTTCACATTCCTCTCTCCATTCCTCTCGTTTCTCGTTCATTTTCATTTTCCTCCTAGTAGGCTATACCCTACGGGACTTGCGAGCGAGTGTTTGCTTATAAGTCCTGTTGTTCATAACTACAAAACACCCGGTCCTTATTTTTTGCATTCGTTTCACTCCGCCGCAACCCCTCACAGGCCGCCATGGGGGTACATAGGGGGGTTTCCTCTTATACCTTTCGCCGCCATGCTCCTCTAACGCCTCCTATTGAGGAACTTCCTCGCTTTCGGGCCTGTTGGCCTCTTGGGTATCAGCCACTTGAGACGATTGGCCTCAAGTTGGTTCGCCTTCACCAACTGGGACTCGTTGCGTAGGAACACGGTCGCAAGTGTCCCCATTTTGATTACCCCTATCACTAGGGTCCCGTTGCTTCCGTCCTTCGCTGTCCTCCATGGTACTTCAAGGGCGACGACGGCCAATCTGTCAGTCGGCTTTGGGTCACTCCTGTTCTTCCATGCGTCCGTGAGTAGGCCCTCAACAATGGGCCTCTCGGTGTCTGTCAATCTACCGTCTAGCCTTCTTCGGCCTTCCGCGCTTATCTCCATGTTACGTCGTACCCCTACCCCCTATATGAACCCACCGGTCTGATATTTTGTAGTTGTGAGTCCGGGGCGCGTGCGTCAGCCCGGAACTACAAATCATTTTGTAGTATCGCCCCCCCGCCGCAACCCCGAAACTACAAAACATTTCCGCTCAAACTAACCCAAACCGAGAAACTACAAAACATTTCCGGCGAAAAGTACAAAAGGGGGCGGCCCCCAACCCCCTTCTGTATCACCACGCTTCCATGGCGTTGTACAACGCGAAGTCGTCCCCTCCGTAGGGGTCTGCTGCTATCTGAGCATCTAGCCTCGCCCAGTAGCAGGAGTCGCAACAGTTTGCGTCCTCCCATTCCTCAGTCTTCTTTTCACAGTGCTTGCAGGTGTTTGGCTCCATGTACATGCGAGCGGTATTGAGTATATGAACCCTTCGGTCACCATGTTTTGTAGTTCTGGGGGGGGGAGAGGGGCAGCGAGGAACTACAAATCATTTTGTAGTATGTGGGTCGCGGCGGAACATGTGGGTCGCGGCGGAACTAAGAAACTACAAAACATTTACCGCGAAAGAGAACGGGGGGGCGCGGCCCCCCGCCCTCGCTCAGTACGTCTCGGCTAGGTACTTAACTGCTTCGTCCCATGTCTCCTCGTCGCACTCGCCATTGACTTCCAAGCATATTAGCGCATAGAAGGAAGGGGGGATGGTAACAAGGAAGTCGGTGCAGTTGAGTAGGAACTCAACCGCCGAGCCTCCATGCTCGGTCATGCTCTTGTGTATGCCTTCTAGTTCCGGTGTCGGATAGTTGCTCATAAACATACGAGGCGGCGTCCCCCTTATTAAGTTGCCGGTTCGTAACTACAAAACAATTTGTAGTAACGGCCCGCGCCCCGCGCCCGCCAAAAACTACAAAACATTCCGATGCAAAAAGTGTAAGAGGTAGTGATGCCTCGCCGCCCCACTTGGAGACGACGCGATTTCTCGGACGGGTTCTCCGCCATAAGGCCCCTCATGCACGCCGCTTCGTTTCGGAAGCACCTTAGCCCACGACGTGTGTACGTCTACTCCTAACAGGGGTGGGGTGGGCATACAACAGCCTCTCCCCCAATCACTTATACCCCCGGCTCTAGGCAATCGTTGAGAGGCCACCAGACTAACTGCCATACGGGTCTTACTGCTGAGTTCCTGCGGGGGTGGACGCGAGTGTTCAGTTCGCGCCCCACTTACATATTATGGGACATGGGTAGGGTATATGAACCCTTCGGTGGTCATGTTTTGTAGTTCTGTGGTGCGGTGGCGCGTGCGTAACTACAAATCATTTTGTAGTATCGGAGAGGGGGGCGGTACGTCCCGAAACTACAAAACATTTACCACGAAAGAAAATCAAGCGCACCAATCCCAACCCGCTGATGAGCGGTGGATTTCACCCTTACGTTGGTAGAGCCAAGCGTCAGGCTCTCTCGGTGCTATTCCGCCCAACCGGGCAACGCCCCCCGTTTTCGCGCTAGTTACTCGCGGGGGCCGCAGGTGCGGCAAGTGTTACGGCTTCTGTTATTTCGCTCCCTATTCGCCTAGACATTGAAGGGGAGTCCTAACCGCCTAGCCAACTGCTTATGACTCGACCCCTCTAGGGGGGCCTTGCCTGTATGCTACCGGTCTATACCTCACATAAGACTCATGGCTTCTCAATGTCTTCATGGCGCGGAGTTATCAGTTCCGCGCCCACTTACACCCCTCCGAGTCGTGGTGAGTATATGAACCTTCCGGTGGTGGGGGCACAACTACAAATCATTTTGTAGTTACTGGGTGCGTCGAAAAGAGGGGAGGGCCGAAGCCCCCCCGCTCAGTAGTAGTCCCACGAAGAGGAGTAGTCCGCGTTCCTCTCTCGCTCGGCTCCCCATGCCAACTCGGCCTCTCTCTCCATTTGTGCCTCGCCCTCGCAGTCTCCGATTGGGTCGTCCTCCGGGTATCCGTGCTTTGCCCGCTCTACCTGCTCCCTCTCGTCCTGCTCTGCCTCCTTCTGCTCCGCTCGGATACGTGAACAGACTACGGCCATTTTGGCTATCTCTGCACGCGCCAGCGCCTTCGCCTCGGCGCTGTAACATGGGTCCTCTAGCATGTCGCAGAGGACAGGTACTAGGTCGGTCCATGTGGGTTCTACGTCTATCATTATTGTTTCCTCCTTGGGGGTTTGCTCCGCCATGATACTCCGAGGGCAGGGGGGTATATGAACCCTCCGGTTGAACATTTTGTAGTTGCTCTCTCGCCCCCCCCCGGTGCAGAACTACAAAACAATTTGTAGTAGTGAGACACGCTGCGCGCCGGGGTATATCAAAACTACAAAACGCGCCGGAATCCAAACCTTTATAGGGGGACGGGGGTACGACCCCCCGCCCCGTTCTGTCCTCCTATCACTGGTTACCTGCCCTTCCTATGGGCGAGGCCGCCTTCCAAAAGCGGGCGGGGTCGAAGTTGCGGTTATCGTCGTTGAACATCTCGCTCAACTCCCTAACCACGTCGAAGAAGACCATCTCTTCATCTATCGTGGCCCCGTCCTTTCGGACGTTCTCACGTAGGCATTCGGCTATCATTTCATAGTGCTGTCGGCTAAACTTCGCCATGATACTGCGAGTGCAGTTGGGTATATGAACCTTCCGGAGGACGAAACCATTAAGTACCTACTGCCTTACGTTGAGTATGATTAGGACTGCGGGGAGCGGTGCGGAAACTACACTAAGTAACTACAAAACATTTTGTAGTCCCTGCGGGCCGGGGTATATCAAAACTACAAAATATATCAGAATCCAAAACCTTTATAGGGAAAAGCCTACCCGCTCATAGGCCCACCGCCTTACGGGCTGCTCTCGCAGCGCAGTACCGGCACACACGGGTATCCGTGTGCCTGACTGTCTCGCAGTCGAGCATACACACGATGCAGGTTACGGGTAGGGCCTCCTTTAGGAAAGCGACTTGGGCTTCGTCCATGTACACCGTAGGGGGGTTGGGTATATGAACCTGCCGGTCGGCTCCCGCAGGGCGAAACCATTAAGTACCTACTGTGATACGTGGAGGATGATTGAGTCGGCGGGACGCCGAGAACTACAAAACATTTTGTAGTTATACCCTGCGGGCCACACCTTATCAAAACTACAAAATATGGCGGAATCCAAAAACTACAAAACTCCGAGGGCTTACGCCCCCATGCATAGGGGCCGCCTCGGAGGCACCACGGACAGCCGGGGCGCTTACATCGCGCTTAGGGGGTGCCTCATGACAAGCACCCCGGAAAGCCCCGGTCTTATATCGCACTTAGGTGGTGCGTCTTATACCGTCCGACTCACTCCATGGTTATGAACCTTTCGTCGTCATAGCCGTAAACGACCATATCGTCGGGGTAGTCCTCCACGTCAGCGTCCATTTGCTCGCGGTACTCTTCAAGGTTCAGCCACTCGGTGAACTGACAGCATATTCCTATCACGTCCAACTCAAAGTCTGGGTCTATCTCTTCCAACCACTCAAAGAGGGCATATCTGCCCGCCCTTGAGAAGTTGTCTTCTCTGTTGTATTCATCAAACGCACGCACGAAGTCGTGACTGGTTACATTCATCCTCATTTTATCTTTCTCCTTGACCCTGCGACAGGCCCCAAGTACTTAAGGCTTTCGGCCATAGATAAGTCTATAAGCGTCCATCTCTTCTAGTATGGGCGCGGGACTTTCAGAACTACAAAACGTTTTGGAGTTTTGGCTTGGCCCGTACTGAGGGCGAACTACAAAACATTTACCACAAAACAAAATCCAAAAAACTACAAAACATTTCGGTGCAAAAAACGCACTAAATAACTACAAAACATTTCGGTGCAAAAACTACACTAAGTGTAGGTGGTTACACTGGGTGTGAAAAAAGCACCTAGTGTGAGAGGCACACTAGGTGAAATAACAAAACTACAAAATGACGCTTGCGTATCATTTTCCAAAACTTTAAGTACTAGATATTTGTCCGGTATGGAGTTTTGTTCGCGGGGCACTGGGTTTATGGTAGATTTCCCACAAAAGAAACTACAAATCATGGGGGTGCTGGGAGTTCCCAATAATCGCAGGGTTTAAGTAGTAAGATGCGTCCGCTAGGTTTGATGATGACCACGGCGACCCCGGAACTGCTCGCGCAGATAGATGAAAGAAAGGCCCTCATGGAGGCCGCGAGAGAAGGCATGAGGCTCAAGGTAAAGTACTCCTCACGTTCCCTTGGGGGACATACTACGCAATACAGAAAGTTGTGTAGGCTGGCGGGTATCCCAGTGATAGTAAAGCGGGTCGTAGACACCCCGCCCGCCCCACGTGGGAAGCCCTGCCGATACAAGGCGTGCAAGGGCCGTGACCACAAACTACACGGCGAAAAGTGCCCAGTAGCGGCGGCCCGTGGGAAGACTGGCGGGAAGGCTGGCGAAGGGGAAAGCAAGCAACGCTTGGGCGACACAAACGGAAACTTCAAGAGAGTCCGGCCATGTGGTTGCCCCATGCGACAGCATAAAGTGACCTGCTCACTGGCTCGCCCGATGGCAAGCAGCAAGGTCCGAATGGTTCAAAAAGAGGCCGTGGTTAGGGAGGCCCTAAACATGCGCCCGGTAGAGTGGAGGGGCAAGGCCCTCTCAGTGGCGGTAGTCAGCGACTACCTGCGCGGGGTACGGGGCGTGTGTGCCTCATGCAACGAGAATATCGCGGCACCGACAGCCGCCAAGGTTCACCCAAGCGACATAATGCAGAATCCAGCGAGGGTGATATGCCGACCATGTGACGGAGCATAGATGACGCTTGCGAGGCACGTAATAAAAATTGATAAGCAAAACAGGAGTGGAAAAAAATATGAGCGGAAGAAGCAGTTGGGGCGGCCATGGTGTCGTCTCTGAGAGACAGAATGGACGAATGATGATGGCGATACGACCCCCCCCGGTAGTGTGTGATGACGAGGACGTGGCTATGCTACTAGGGTTCCAGTTAGGCATACTGTATGCTTACCGCGAAGACCGGTTATCCCGTAACACGGTGATGGCTGCGGTACGTGACTGGGAGACTCACAACGGCAAGTTGACTCAGAAGAGGGCGCTGGGCCTTTTGTCTGACCGATGGTACTTGGCACAGTACGAGGTGTGTAGCGAAACCCATGAGACATACAACGAAGACGACGAGGCCCACAGGGCCATGCTGGAAGTAGTATATCAGATATGGCCTCACTTCACAGCAGGTGAAGAGGAGTAAGCGACGCTTGCGAGGCACAAGAAAAAAAGTTAAAAGGAAAAAGGAAGTGGAAAAAATATGACCAGCGAGACAAAGCGATATGAAGTTGAAGTAACCGAGACTGTAACGAACTATGTTTTTGTGGAGGCCCGCACTAAGAGCGAGGCCGAGATAAAGGCCGTACACCACGTGTATGACGGGAACAGGGGGCACAACCAAGACTCTTACACAGAGACTAACAGTACCCTACTAGAGGACATGTTTCAAGAGGGCGGCGAATACCACGACGGTCTACAAGGGGTGGTACAATGAGGACGCAATACTGGCAAAACCAAACAGTTTGGAAACTAAAGACAGAAATAGAAACGCTAAAGGAAGACAAGGCCATACTAGAGAGAAGGATGCTACTAGGTACGGACTTCCTAATACACTTTCTGAACAAGTACACGGTACTGGGTCACTGGTTAGTGCTATACCGTGGTTGCCCTGTCGATGAGTTGGAGGAAGACCTAGGAATGTTGTGTCAGAAGTTTGGTATGACCATGACTAGAAAGCCGACTTTACATCAGGGAGACTACTTCACGCTTGAGAAGCAGGAAGAGTAACTTTAAAAGGAAAAAGGAAGTGGAAAGAATATGACCAGAGTAGAAAGGACAGACGAGACAAAGAGTGACCCACCGAGTATGCATAATGTGTACCCAGAGGACATAAATGCTGCGCTAGAGAAAGACACCATAGACTTCGACAAAGAGGGGCTATACGAAGCAGTACAGATGATACAGTGGATGCAAAAGGCCATGGACTACTTTAGCCAAGGCAACTACCGATGCATGGCGACGTGCATAAGAATAGCACACGACTATGAACAAGAGACGTACATAATAAAGGAGGACTGAAAATGAGTATAGAACCATGTGCTTGTTCAGCGTGCAGAAATGCGGCGTTAAAGATAATAGAAAACTACTACGCACAAAGGCACAACTACACCACAGCAGAGTACTTTCCTGAGTACGACGCTTGGGTAGCATATAGGAAAACGTTAAAAGCAAACGGAGAGGAGGAGTAAATATGACAGGGAGACTACTACCATCATACGCCCTACTAGGGCAAGAAGCCAAAGGAACGACTGCCGAGGAAGTACTCGCTAACGCGGGACTGGACTTCCTTGTGAAGAAGGCCCCTGCGGGCTACATAGGCCCCGCTGGTGCCTTCGTGAACCATAGGGGCCACAGCATCACCTACCGAGAGGACACGGGTGCCGCACTAGGAAACGTGGGTTCCACCTACAAGGTGTTTCAGAACCATGAGGCACTATCGGTCTTCGACCGCTTGGTCGGAGAGGGTAAGGTCGAGTACGACCGCATAGGGATGATAGACGGTGGACGAAAGATGTTCGCCAGCATGAGGATGCCGGAGGGCTTCACTGTTGCTGGGTGGGACGACATAGACCAGTACTTGTACATGGTCACGTCTCACGATGGCTCCACGGGGGTCAGATACATACCCGCTAACGTAAGGCTAGGTTGCACTAACCAGTTCGCCTACCTAGACTCCATGCTGAGAGAGGCGGGCATCAACCCCCGCATCCTATCAAGCCGACACTCAAGGCTTGTCGGTCACCGCGTAGAAGAGGCCATGAACGCGCTGAACGTGGTTGACCAACTGAATGAGCAGTTCGCCAACAGGGCGGCTGAACTCATGCAGGTGGAACTTCAAGTGGGCGACCGCACCGAGTTCTACATAGAAGCCATGGGCCTCAAGACCGACGAGAAGTTGGTTGATAAGGCCAACAACCCCTTCGGTCTAACGACCCGTGGGAACAACACACTAGACCGGCTCTACGACCTAGAGGGCACCACCACCAACACGGACGGAGACATGGAGGGTACCGCATGGGCGGCCTTCAACGTGGTCACCGAGTACCTAGACCACCAGTGGGTCTATGACCGCAAGGGTGAGAAGGTGAACCAAAAGAGGGTCGAGAGCGCGCTACTAGGAACAGGCATGAGGACGAAGGACAGGGCATGGCGAGCAGCCGCCCGCCTAGTCGCCTGAGACACAAGGGGAGAGGGAGGTTAAAAGAGGCTCGCAAGGTCTGAGAAGATAGACAGGTTGGGGTCGCTCCCCGACGGACGGTTCATCTCGACGGTTCATCGTGCTTCCTCCCTCCCCCACCAATAAAATTACATACGGAGGCGGGACAGTTCAAACATGGTCATTCTAGTATGATAGACCTAGAACCCACAACAGGTACTAGGTCGCTTTCCTCCCTGTCCCCCTCCACCTACATTCAAGATAAAACTAACTAGGAGAAAATAACATGGTAAAATTTTTCAACGGACTAGACCAGCGCGCTACGTGGGTAGCCGAACAGAAGCCCGACGGGACGTACTGCGAGAGGCAGTTAGTCTTCAACATGATAAATGACGGGAGGATGGCAAAGAACGGTTGGGTGTTACACGCTCATGAGATAGAAGACCCAGTGAAGGCGGAGCAGATAGAACAGGTTACCGAGTGGCGGACTGAGGGTGCGCCAAGACCAAGGTGCTACTGTCGTAGCAAGAGGGGCAGACAAATGACCCACGTAATGCAACGCAGGTTTCTTGACATAAGAACTGGTGCTTGGGTGACGAGGGGGTGGAATGACCCCCTATGCGTTAATGGGTACTTCTACCTTAAGATAATCGGAGCGATATGCCCCAACTGCGGTCACATAGACTGGCATGATAAACCCTTTGGTTTGATAATCGAGGAACCAATATGATATGCAACAACCCTTCCCATGGAATAGTTTTGGGAGAAAACAAATGTAGGGTATGTGACGCTTCCGTAGCAGATAAGAAATGTATAAAAGCAACTGGCGAGGAGGAGTAAATATGAAAGACGACTGGGACCACTATGTAGGCGACCCATGCTATGTGATAGACAATGACCGCTGGGGTGAGTTTTGCGACAAACTGTGGGATGAACTACACGGAGATGGTTGGCCTAGATACATAGAGTGGACGCAGGACGGAAAGCACTTTGACCTAGCGATACACACCAGCCCCGGAGGGGACGGTACATGGGGCTTTAGGAGAGCGCGTCATGCCGATGGCTGGCGAGCCGGTAAGGAGATGGCTGTTGATGCCGGTCTTCTAGCCGTCATACCTAGGGAACTCGTATCGCAAGAGGCGGGGAAGGCCCCCTTCGGAGGCATGTTGTTCAAGGGTGAGCCTGAACTAGAGACTGGTCGCTGGGTGGATGGAGAAGTGGTTCTCACGTGCCCCAAGGGAACAGAATACATACAGGATGAGTGCGCATACTGCGAGTGTGGTGACGTAGCCTACATCAATCAAATGTGGGACACGGAGTGTTGCCGCTCGCCCGCCTGTGGCTCATGTTATGGCTCTTGTGACTGCTTTGAGTGCGACGAGTGCAAGGAGTGGCGTGAAGGTAGTGACGAATCACACTTTCACGATGAAAGTATGTGTTACACTTGTGCCGACTACAAGTATGACGAGGAGGAGTGAGTTACTATGAAGATAAAAGTAGAAGACTGTGTACATGACGACGTGGTAATAGAGAGTGCTGAAAAGGATGGCCCCACTGACGTGTGGATACAGTTTCGATGTCTGACCTGCGGTGCCTATAACTACGCCGTCATAGACCCCTTCTTCTTTCGCCACTCTGCTGCCTATGGTAAAGACGGGTCAACATATAAGTGGGGCTACGACGGCTATTGGTACGACGACACGGGACGCTTGTACGCTTGTGAAGCAGAATAGAAAAATATAAAAGCAGAAGGTCGGTGGTTAGAAACATGACGAGTACTGGAAAGCGAATGAGAGCGAGATACGACAAGGGACGCAGAATCAAAAAGTGGGGCGGGCTACGCCGCACTTCATGGCTGACAAGGAAGATGCTTGACCGAGTACAGGAGGAGGAGTAAATATGAGTGAGTTATCAGGAGCAATCCAACGACTACAGGACTTACACGATGAACTAAAACAGTTAGAGGCCACACGCGACTCAATCTATGCGGTGTTAGACGCGCTGGAATACGCCGACGGTGAGTTCAGTTGCACCGGACTCGGCTACTCAAGTGGTCTGTCGCATCATGCGTCAATGGAGATAGAAGAATCTCTCGCTATGGTTGATGAACGAATCGAAGAAATCGAGAGGAGGAGTCTAGCATGAGGGCGGCATCAATCCCCCATGTGGAGTACGAAATCTTCCAACTGATACTTGACGAAATAGATATTTTTATGCTGAAAGAAGAAATGTGCCCCAAGGGTGACGAAACAGCCGAAACCCGCTTCGATAAGGGAGCGGCATCGGCGGCGAATCTCATAAAAAATCTAGCACAAAGGCGGACTCACAAACTACCGGAAGACCACATGGACTACGAGGTGAAGGAATGAGTAGAGCAAGACCAACCTTCAATGAAAACTGGTATGAGACAATATACATCTACGTTTGTAGTGTCTGTGACGATAGATACGACGAGGAGCAAGACGCGAAAACGTGCTGTCCCGTGTGTAGTAACTGTGGGGACTCTTGGGACTACTGTGGAGGCTCTTGTGAGTGGTGTGTAGAGTGCGGTGATGAGTGCTGCGTGAACAGCCCCGGCGGGGAAGTCAGTTGTTACTTCGCGGAGGAAGAGTAGTATGATGAAGCACATAGCAAACGGTAACGGTAAAAGAAAGTGTGACGAACACTTTGATGAAAATAAATATGAATCCTACAACACGGAAAATAAGGGTAACTATATCTCAGAAGAGGACTGGCGCGAACTGCCGGAGTGCCCTACCTGTTACACCGGGTATCAACGGGCGACGAAGACGCTTGAGAAGCAGGAAGGCAAACTTCATAAGGAAACGGCGCGAGGGACAAATAGTAGGGAGATATACCTGCGACAATACTTGGAGTGAAAAGAATGAGTGAAAAAGAATACAATGAAGAATGGATAGAATACTACCAATACCTTGAGAACCTAAGGCAATCAGGAGTGGTGAATATGTACGGGGCTGGACCATACTTGGAGAAGGCAGCGGGTATAGACTCCTACGAGGCTATGGATATACTCGTCTCATGGATGGAGAACTACGATGACTTAGTTGCCAATGGTATATGCGTCAGGGGTGAGTGAGAATGGAGCATATCAGCGGGACAGACATAGGCAACACTATGACCGTAGAAGACCTACACTACGCCATGAGCAAGTTGTTGAGGGATGGTAAGGGAGACTACCCTATCTGCGTTGCTTTCCTTTGGAGAGGCGACACGGTTATATCAGACATAACTACATGTGACGTTAACGGTAAATCTATCCAGTTGGGAGAGGAATCCTTTATGTGCTTTGCCGACCAATGGAACTTAGACAACCACCATATCAGAGAGAGCGTTGTTACCGAGGAGGACAGAGAGTACTTACAGAAATATCTGTATCGGGCACGCCATAGGGGTGAGGAAGAGTGACGGCTTGTGAAGTGTGTAAGGGTAGAGGGTTTACAATCGTCTACGCTGCCTATGGTAAAGAAGCAGAAGAATGTATGTGGTGTAGATTATGAGTTGGGTTGAAGAAAAAGTAATCGAAAAAATACTTACTAGAGCCGGAATCGGTGAAGCCAAGTATGGCGTGACGATGGCTAGGGAAGACCTTACCCTCAAAGAATGGTTGACGCATCTCCAAGAGGAACTTTTGGACGCGAGCCTTTACGTGGAAAAGTTGTTGCGTCTACAAGATGAAATACATGGCCCTAGATGACGCTTCCGAAGCATGACCGGAAGACTTATACGTGCTGGATGGGTGGAGAAAATATGAGACACGTGAGAGTGAGAAACGCGATAGCGCAGACCTTGCGAGATAACCCGGAGGGTTTGACCGCTACCGAAATACTTGATAAGTTGGATAGGAAAAAGAGGAACAAGGTGACTAACGCCAAGCACGTTAGCACGCTTATACGAGGGATGAAGAACATACATGTGAAGTGTGTGGCACAGGCAGTAGATGATGCCTCCTCATGGAGCAATAGAGGACTTAACAAGTACAAGGTGAATGTGTATATCCACGAAGAGGAAGGTGCTGAGATATGAGGAAGTACAAGGACTACTTGCAGGATAAGGCAGACGAAAAACTAAAGGAAAAAGAACTCTTCCCTTTCACTCGTTGGATAGACCACGAAGACGATGACATAAACGAGTTGAGGCAGTTGATAGAGGACATGATAAAGTGGATGAGTATAGGTACCTTCAAGCAGAAGACCCCGCACTATATGGTGGCCGAGTTCAAGGACACAATGAGTAGGGCCAACAAGGTGAAGGCCGCCAATGGCGGCGCACGCATGACACATCTTGGAATGTATGGTGAGGATGATATATGAAGCGCACATACGTTGAGATAGAACCCCAAGAAACGAAAGTACTTTCGGCCTATGAGTACGGCAAAGTACCAGTGTCTAGCAACACTCCTATGCACCCGCTGGTGCAACTGTCATATGACTTTTGGGAGTTGGGCTACCGTACAAAAACTAATACAGTAGTGATAAAGGACAGGTATGTCCTGTTCAATCTCTTGAAGAACATAGATGATAGCCTAGCGTATAGTGAGATGATGAGTACGTTATACTACTCTCACCCTTCGGAAAGACCATCACTAAGTGAGATAATACAGGGATACTTAAACCTTAGAAGTACGCCCATGGGTCTTTGGGTGGACGAAGACGAAGACGGTGTGATGCACGCTTTGTCGGTCGAGAATGAGGGCCACATGAGTCGTTACCATGAAACCACAAAGGAGTTCATAGGGGCGCAGTTCTTGTGTGACTACACGATAGAGGCTAACAGGACTATGAAAGATAAGAATGGGTTGAGGCGGCCCGTTATGCGCTTCATCAAGAACACTCCCACCTGTAATAAAATAAGGATAGAAATAATGTCCTACAATAACAACACCTATGTGAGTGGGGCGCTGGTCAGGAGTGGCGTAATAACCTACACTGGTACTCGCGGAGTGGCGGTGCAACCAGTACCGGAGATAAAAATAAGTGGGTACGCACACTTGATACCAGCAGAAAAGTTGGGTGAGGAAATAGCAAAGGTGCGGAAGGCGTGCGAGGAACATGACTACCTTCTTATGGAGGCTAAGTGGAGGTATCCGAAGTATGCAAGAGGCCGTAATACCAACAGACTAGAAAACTTTCACGAAAGAAATAAGGCAGAAAATGAAGCGTGGAATATATCTTTTCGTGAAACGTCTAGCCCACAAAAAGAATAAAACGCTGTACTGCTAGGCTGTTTCCTAATTATGCAATTAGTTCATTAGTAGTTAAGGATTAGTAAGGTATCTAACATACCTATGAAGGAATTGAAGAAATAGAGAATAGGCTCGCAGTATAACGTTTTATTATTTCAACGCTTGCGTAACACAACAAAATTAATTCACAAACATTAAAGGCGTAGTTGGAGGTAGAGAAATTATGGCGGGCAGAGCGCAGCATAAGCGTTTGATAACTAGGGTGTACCGCTACTTAGAAGAGAGAGGGCCACTGACGGCCATGGAGATACACCAGTGGTACAACCATGATAGGCCCAACATAAGCAAGCACACGGTAACCCACAAGCACAACACCACTATGCAAACGCTTTCCAATGTACTAGCAAAGGGAGTACTCTTTGAGGAGGCTGGGCTTGTTACGACTACGAATACTGGTACTGCGTCGTTTGAGAAGATAAATGGAAAGTGGTTTCGACCCAACTATGGAAATGGGCAGCGATACATCGGGAGAAAGGTGTGGAGAGTAAGGAGTCTTGAGGATGCGGTGGAGAGATGTATAGCGGCAAGGAGAACTAACCCTATCGCACTGAGAAAGTTACCAAAGTTTCTACGCGACGCGGTAATCGAAAAAATGGAGGAGGAGTAATTATGGAAAAAGTAATAGAGATGAGAGGGGAAACCGACTTCGTGTGGGCGAGAGAAATAGAGAAAGAGGCGACGACGCTAGTGACGTTCTATCAGAACGAACAGGGCTTCGCTTCCTTCATAGCGGGAGCGAGCCTAGTAGGAGAGGCGGAGCCAGTATGCAGTATCCTATCTAAGTTACACCAAGTAGACCCCCTTAACGTGTTGCCCGGTCCTATACTACCGGAGTGGCGCTTGTACGAGTTACGAAACGAAGACGGACGACGTTACTTTATCCTAAGAATAAATCACGCATACATACCCTCACAGAACCATACTAAGGCATGGCTGTACAACTACCCAGTCTTTAGAGACATAATGATGGTGCTTACAGAGAAGGGAGTGGACGAGTCAATATACATCACGGCTAACATAATGCAGGAGTTTGTCTTCGCTGACCAAGCGCAGATACCCACAGACGAGTTGCTAGTCTATGACTACGATGAGAAGGACGACGGCCTGTATCTCACTGATGGCTCGGAGATAGAGGGCGCGCAGTTGGATATACCGCCTCCCTCTTGGATAGCCGCCTCATGCTTCAAGCACTTCGGTCCTAACGACCCTAGAGGCAACTACATAGTCATGTGTTCACACACTAACATGACGTTTGTTAACGAGGAGGAAGGAGAAACCCTTCTTGACTTCTTTGAAAATACGCACGCTCTACTACCCGACGAAAACTATAAGAGCGAGTTGTTGGAAGTTCTTAACGAAGCGGAGGAAACGTACAATGTCTGAGTTTAATGTTTTCGATAAAACTATCGAGTTCGCCCAAAGGAACTACTTCATAGGCGTCGAGGATAAAATACCCATCTTCCTTTGTAGTGTCGGGGGCCACATCTTCAACTGCCTGAACAAGTGTAGTCGTTGCGACTTCGACCCCGACAGCCCACTGGTGGACGAGGAGGAGGACTTCATCATAGAGAACTGCCCCCTACGCCACGACAACATACCCTTCTACACCCCCATGTCGCAGTTGCCCGACACACGGATACACATACTGATGAGGGGCGCCAAGGGGTCAGGTAAATCAGTCCTAATACTAATGTTCCTAGCAGAGGGGACTGGGCTGGTGTACAACTCAAACGCTGACCTAGGACAGGGTATGAGGACGATGATGGGTGCTAACTCCATCACAGAGGCAGGTATGTTCGGCAGCGTAGACGAAGAGGGGGACATAACAGGGCGGCCTATCGCCCGCGAGATGTGTGGGGGCTTCCTTGGTTTTGAGGAGTTCTCTTCAATGTCCGATGCCTCAAAGAAGGACCACAGCATGGATATGAAAAATCAACTGTTGACTTCCCTAGACAACGGGAGAGTGCAGAAGGCTCTACGAGCCGGGTGGGTCAACTACACCACACGCTACACGGTATGGGCTGGTACCCAACCCGCTAGGTTTGAGTTGGACTCCGGGCTTGACCGCCGTTTCTTTATCATAGACATAGAGATGGACCCCGAAAAGGAGAGGCAGTACAAACTGGCACAGCACGCGCAAGCGAACATGCCCGTTGGTGACAGGACAGAACTAGCCAATCTCAACATACAGATAAAAGACTGGATACGACAAAGAATGCACACGGCTGTCGCTAACCCCCCTACTGGGATAATGTTTGATGACGATATAATGGAGTGGATAGACAGGCCCGACGTGCGTTCTTTTGAGGCTGACCTGTTCCGACGCATGTGCATCGGTTATGCTATGATGCAACCTACTTACCAAGGAGGAGAACCTTTGATAATCAGACTTGATGATAGACTAAGGGAAATACTAAATCAATCACTTGCTATGCGAAGGCGCGTTATGGATGCTGATGTTGAGTTGGTACGTGCCGCCTTTTGGATGAAGGACGTAGCGAAGTCTCAGTTGCTTAAGGAGATAAGCCGCATGATAACTTCGGGTGACTACCAAAGCGCAAAGCGTTGGTTGATGGAGAACCTTGAAGGGCAAGGGTGGTACAGCGAAGTCGAGCCAAGCGTGAAGCGCAGGGGGAGGAAGGGAGTGATATGTCGCTTCGGTCCTACCAGCGAAGCGGTTGAGCCTGTAACGTGGGGTGAAGAAAATGGACGGTAAAAGAAACTGGATAATGTTTGCTAGGCAATCATCGAGAGACAACTGTATAGGCAAGGCTAGGTTTGTGGACTGCCACTATGATGTGACGGAAGAGACGCTAACCATGGAGATAAAAATGAATGGCAAAGTTTATACGGGAGTGTTACAACCAGTAAATGAGGAGGAGGAATAGTGCGGTCCAAGAGAGAGATACAACAGCGCCTCGCGTCTGAAAATGACTCCTTCGCTATGGAAGTTCTACGCTGGGTTCTTTCCGGTGGTTGTGAGATGTGCGAACACGCAGACATGAGAGAAATGGAAATGGACGTGTACAACGGAAATGTTTCTTCAAGTTATCTTGAGGCTAAGTATAACTGGCCCGACGGCCACGTTATGAACCACATGGACGCCCACCTTGACTACGACCCAAAGGAGGCAAAGCACATCGAAGAGGCACGCTCTCAGTCTATCAATACACTGGACTCCGCCGAGGACATAGTGATAAGGATAAGGACTTATCTTGATGAGTTGGAGGAGCAGAAGGAGATGGAGGGTGGTATAACATCAGACTTCGTTGCTGATGCCACTAGGCTGATAGCACAGGCTAACTCTTCCCTAAAATTAGTTGGGACACTAAAGAAGGAAATAGGAGTTGACAGCCAACTGCTTCTAGCAAACGCACAACTCAATCAAGTAAGCCGTGTGCTGGTCGAGGTTCTATCAGACCAGCCCAAACTACTAGATGATGTGGAGAGGAAACTCAACACCCTATCAACTCCAATAGATGTAGCATACAAGGTGGTTAGTGATGAGTAAGCATGAGATAACCTATCAAGAATGGACTTGGAGGCCACGCAGCACTTGTTGGAAGGAACACATAAAACTCCAAAGGGAGGTGCGACTTTGGAAAATAATCGCCCTTGCTATTCAAACCGTAAATGTAATATTGGCAGGGGTGGTATTTTTATGAGTAGACTATGGAGAACCAAGACGACGAGGTATCTCGCTACACGGGCGATAACGGCAGAAGAACTACCCCTCCTAATAGAGGCCATGCGGGAAGACGGTGTTACCGCAGTAATAACTCCCAATGGGGTGAAGTGGTTTCATGGTAGTTACTCGGTCACAAAGGCCGCAGTAGCAGACGTGTGGGGCCTAACTGACCATCAGATAGGTAGAGTAATAAAATACATCTATGGCAACGACCCCTTCTGAGGATGATGATATGATAGTCTTCACTACTGATGATGAACCCTTTAGGGGGGAGAACGAAGTGGTCATGTATGGTACGTTAGACACCATACCAAACAGAAAGGACACGACATATATCCTACACACAGACAAGTTCGGTACCAAAGATGTGCTAACATGGTCGCCACATGTACGAAATAAGTTGGTAATCGTTACACTGAAAGCCCCCTCCTTGAGCAAGGAGGCGCACGAACTTTGCGTTGTGGACGACAAACTTAAGGGAAAAAATAAGGACGACACCTTCCTTCTGACGAAGGCACTGTTAAATTGGACTGACCGTAAAAGAATCCTAAGCGTCTTCTTGGAGCAACCCATAGCATTACTTTTGTGGTTCTTGAAAGGCAACGTGGATGACATGGAGATGTGGAGAAGAGTGGCAAAAGTTAAGTACGTTTTACCACAAAAATATCTCAAAGCCTCCCTAGTATTCGGGATAACCCCGTCACGCAAGAGAGTCGTTTGGCCCAAGAAGGAGAAAAAAGAGAAAGAGCGTCCCTCTATGTTCAAAAGCACAGACCAGCACTGGGAAACGATTATAGCAAACTCTATAAGCGTAGCGAACCAAGTGAGGACTGATGGCGACGTACCAAAGGGTATGAAACGCCGCAAGGTTGCACAACACACATGGTTATAGATTTCTTTCTCTTTATGATTTTCATGTACTGTTTAGGTTATATTACTATCGGTATAATGGACTATAATTATGGTAATAGTAACTCTACGGAAAAATTTGCGGAAAAAAAGACGCTTGCGACGCAGGACGAATCTTTCATAAGTGGCCTAATTTGGTCTGATGTTGGAAACAACTTATAAGTGCCGTAGACTAACATTGATATATGAGTGCGAACAACCGCCGGGTCCGCAGGTGCATAGTAGAGATACTATGGGACCATGGCCCCCTCACGAAGGAAGGCGTAGCGGAGAAACTTGCCTCCAAGAAGAACGTGCGCGCAGTACCCTCTCCCCACAGCCTGTCCGCCCTACTGTCTAAGAATCCTCAGATTGTGGCGGTCGGGAGTGAGAAGGTAGAGAACGCGGTAGGGGTGAAGGCATCCCATTTGGTGTACGATGTAGACCGCGACGTGATACACAGCCGTGACGACATAGTTTATACGAGAAGTACGACTGTTATGACACCGAAGCAAAGAGCAAAGGCCATTCAATGCAAGTGCGGCAGGATACGTGTTTTCCCGCCGGATTCGCAGGTGTGTCTTTGTTGCATAAGAAAACCTCAATAAGACACTAGGGAGATTAGTATATGGGTGCAAAGGTGCGAGAGGACATAAGCAGTATCATAACCTCTATGCTACACACAAGCGCAACAGCGGACCTATCCCGTATGCTCACTTCTGAGAACATGTTCGATGCCGCTGTACTCCGAGCATTCCTACTAGACGACAGTGATGAGGAAGACACCCGCGAGTTTTTCAATGAGACTTCTATCAACTCCTCCTTCCTAAGAGGGTTCATGGCTGGTCTTATCCAAGCCCTTATGATTGAGCGGGGACACGGCGAAGCCATGGGCAGGATTAGCCATGCTGAGTTCGCGGACATATTCGATTCGGCACGCGCATATTACATGGAAAACGCCATGGAATAGTTTATATGCGTATTTCTCTAATGGTTAGACATGCTTTGGGCAAACAAGCACCGACCGACCACCTTCGATGAGATGGTGGGTGGTGCCAGTCAACTAGACTATCTAACAATGCCACCACAGCGTATGCAACATCTTCTACTACACAGCGCGAAGCCCGGTACTGGCAAGACTACCCTAGCACACGTAATAGCAAACACACTAGGCTACCAACTATACACGTTCAATGCTTCTTCAAAGAAGACTAGGGGGATAGCGTTTGTTGAAGAGGAGTTGATACCCCTTACACGCGCAGGAAACTACAAGCAGATAATCCTGCTTGATGAAGCCGACCAACTAACACCCGAAGCGCAGTCCGCGCTAAAGGGAGTCATAGAGAACGCACAGGGTTACTTCATACTAACGTGCAACGATATAAGCAAGGTTAGTCCTTGGCTAAAGTCGCGCTGTCTTAGTATCGAGTTCGTGCCTCTAAGTAAGGAGTCTATGATGGAGTGCTTACAGAGGATAGTGGCGGTGGAGATATGGAATTATAGTTTCCCGACAAGTACCGAGTTGAATCTCATATGTGACGCGCATGAGGGCGACCTACGGAATGCTATCAACTGCCTCCAAGCCTATGCGTCCTTTGATGACCCCTACAAGGCAAAGAAGTTCTTACTCAGTCTGGGCGAAACCGACTTAGACTGTAATCTTTTCCTCAAAGTATGTTTAATTGAAAAGGACTTGGGTTCAGCACTAAAGATGCTAGAGAACCGAGAAGTTAGGAAGGCAGTACGCGCAGTCTTTGAGTGGTCGCTACCTAGAAGTAACCTAACAGACAAAACCAAACTCCACATTACGGATGCGGCTATCACAGCCGAGCGGGATATAATCAGCGGTGTTGAACCAAACATCGTTGTGACTAATTTCGTTAGGATGCTGATGCAATAGTTTATATGTGTAGTGTGGCAAAGAGAAAAACAGAAGGTTGAATACCATGAGTAACGATATGCTAGAAAACATAGCCAAAACGCTGAACGTCGCGCCGGAGATGGTGCAGGAGAGGGCCGACACGGTTCTCGCTGAACAGGGGGCCGCGTGGAAGAATGCTGGTCGCTCTGACGAGGACTGTTTCATCCTCGCGCTTAGAGTAGCGGGAAGGAACATCACAAGCGAGAATGCAAGGATGCGCCGAGCAGGTGCAGATACCTATGAGGGTATGTTCATATCCGTACCGCGCCCGAAGGAGTGGGGTAAGATACTATACAACAAGATGAAGAATCAGTTGGGTACGGCCTCGGCAGAAGTCAGACAGACCTTTGTTGATAACGGGTCGGTGGTTCTCTTTGAGGACAACCACGACGGTACCTACACAAGACTTTCAGCAGAAAAGTACTTTGGTAATGCGGAGACTGATGTGTCTTCCCTACCTAACCACACCATGCAACTAGATAGCAACACACACTTCTATGTGGTGTGGGACAAGAACAACAAGACCTTCCCAAGCGGGGATGCTAACTTCAAGTATGGCGCTCCTCGCCCACAGGATGAGAGGGAGCGAACCTGTCTCTTCTTTGGTCGCCAGCAGGGCACAACAAGTGACCCAGTACTAACCACTGTGAGCGGTAGCGGTACGTCGGCAGACCGACAGTTCCCCACCTTCACACCACTAACAATACCGCTCAAGACTGGAAAGAACGGACGTTGCTATCTTAATGCAAACGTCTCCGTCCACACGGAAGACGCCACTCTAGCGAGTATGTTCTCCGGTTCGCCGGTTGACCTAATCGCTGGTCTAGTAGGTGAAGACAACATGCTAAAGGACCTTTCCTCACTCGCAGCATACTATGACGAACACCATGGTAACGACGGATGGTGGGATAGAAACTGCTCAACAGTGGTCGAAGTGATACACATAGACCCTAGAGAGAAGGGCGGTGCTATCCTCGTCTGTGGAGACACGGACATATCTTCCCTAGCAGGTACAATAGATGTGTACTGTGACGACGTGCCTTCGTTTGGCGTAGGCACAAAGTTGCTTATCGTAGGACAGGCTTGGAGAACCCGCGAGGGAGAAGACCGCATGAGCGTTAACGGCTGGTGGGCCTTTGATGAAATCGCGGCTCTTGTCGAGCCATCGTTTGACGACGAGGACAACGGGTGGGAAGCGTGAGAAGGAGTTGGAAGGCTCTAGGGGAGTATGTTCTCTTAGAGCGTACAATAGAGGAGAACGAGTTCGGCCTCATAGTTAATGGCCTTCTCAAGGTGTATGACGTTGGTAGTTCGGTTCCTATCGAACTTTACAACGGAGACTACGTTGTCCTTCTTGGGGGTGCGGAACAGCACTTCATAGAGCCTTCCGACCCTACATCACCAGTCATGGTACATTACACGAAACTAGGCGCAGTCTTCGATGAAGTACTCGCTGTGGAATTGATGCAAGTTTAGGGGTGAAAGTATGGATACGATTAAGACAGGAGCGGAAGCAAGAAGTAGTCTACTTGTAGGCGTGAACAAACTAGCAAACGCAATAAAGGGGACGCTTGGGCCACAGGCTCGCACAGTTATAATACAGAACCCTATGGGTATGCCCGTCATTCTAAATGATGGGGTTACTATCGCACGTGCGATAACTGACCCCGACCCTTATGTACAGATGGGTATAGACCTACTAAAGGAAGTAGCGACTGAGGCGCAACAGCGTTCCGGAGACGGTACCACGACCGCAACACTAATAGCACAGACACTATGTAATGGTTCGCTATCTTTGATGGAGGATGGGGTATCCCCCCTAGACATTAGAGATGGACTCAAGCATTACTTAGAAGAAGCAGAAAGGTTTATCCGGGCACAAGGAATAGAGTACGGAAGCCATGGGTGGACGCTAGAAGAAGTTGGCACTATTGCCGCCAACAACGACCCGGAACTAGGTAAAATAGTATCGGGCGCAGTAGAGCATGTGGGTATCGAGGGTGGTGTAGTCATAGAAAAGTCACCCACAAGTGAAACATACTACATCGAGAAAAGCGGTCTTGAGATGTCCTCCGGGTTTGCTCACCCACTCATGAGTAACCTGCCTCGCAACCGTTGTGAGTACAGTGACCCTATGATTCTTACTACTACCGAAAGAATAGAATCGTTTAACGTGCTGGTTCCTGCTTTAGAGTTAGCAGTAAAAAACAATAAACCGTTGGTTATATTCTGTCCGGAATACAACAATAATATGTTACAGAATCTCTTGGTCAACGTGGTGCAAGGAAAGGTGTCCGTGTGTCTTGTGGGGGTGAAGGGTATGGCCGAGCAACAACAGGCGTGGTTAGAGGACATAAGCAAGTTAGCAGGTAGCCACCTATACAAGACTTCAATAGGTGAAACCATATTCAAGTTGAAGGAAGATGGTATGGGTACTTGCGACAGTTTCCATTCATCAGCCACCACTACAAGTCTCACCGTAAAAGAAATGAGTGATGAACTAGAAAATCATATTCATGTGCTAATCTCTAAGATGACAAGCCAACAGGCTGCTAGTAGCGACTGGTATGCTGAGATGATACAGAATAGACTCAACCGTCTACGCGCAGGTATATGCACTATATACGTTGGTGGCGCTTCGGAAATTGAGCAGACCGAAACCAAAGAGAGGGTTGACGACGCCGTTAATGCTTGTAGACTCGCTCTTGAGTCCGGTGTTGTCATCGGTGGAGGGGCGACACTACATCGTGCCTCCTTCAACATCGAAGACGATACAATGGTAGGGAGGTTATTCAAAGACGCACTGACAAAGCCGCTTGATACAATCGTGGAAAATGCCGGTAAAAATATTCTTCCTCGGTATGGGGGTATTAGTGACCACGACGAAGGAAACACAGAATATGTCTGTGGTAAGACAGGCGAATACCGATGCGCTCTTGAAGATGGAGTGCTTGACCCTATGCAGGTTGTGTTGAACAGTCTTGAAAGCGCGGTGTCTATCGCGGCGCTGGTCTTGATGACCGATGCCGCAATCATAGCGCCGGAGCAATAGTTTATATGAGTAATAGTGAGTAGGATAAGTATGAGTTGGGGAACACAAGCACCAAACCAAGAGGCCGATAAGATGAACGAGACAAAGACAGCGGAACCCACGATGCGTTTCGATGAAGCGTATTACAGGAACCTGTTTAACAACAATCACGTCAATACGATAGAGCATCGTATGGCTTTTGTTGGTCATGAGAATACGCTCAAGACTGGGCTTGCTCTATCACTGTTGAAGAACGAGATAGAGGCCGGAAAAAAGGTGTACCTTTTCGATGTTGATAACTCCGCAAAAGCAACAGTAGATGTGGTGTTTCCCGACACCCCGAATATCATTGTGCTACCTTTGCACGATGAGACAGATGACTCTATCTTCGATGAGGATAACAACGTGGACTTCAAGAGCCTAGTTGATAAGACTTCATGGTATGTTAACATTCTTGCTGACGAAGTAAAGGAAGACCCCGACTCAATAGGTGGTATCATCTTTGACGGTGGCTCTACCTTCCTAAAGTGGTGCGAACACGCCATGAGGAAGTCTCTACTATCCCGTGGGGTTATAGAGGAAGAGGGTGGCTCCTTCAATCAGAAGGAGTGGCGAGAGCGCAACCGCCTCTATCGCAACGTCCTAACGCGCCTACACAGCCTTAACGTGGCTAAGGTGTACTTCACATTCCATCTAAAACAAATCCAAGAATACATGGATGATGGTACAGGAAAGAAGGTTCTCATGACCGTCGGCCACAGGCCGGAGTGGGAGAAGGGAACCATGAGGAAGTTCTCGCAACAGATATTCCTCTCTCGCTACATGAAGAAGGCTGACATAGCCGCAGGAGTGGAGGGAGACAGGAGCCTTGGGGACGACGAGTGGGTTGTACGAGCGAAGGTTGAGGAAATGAAGGGCAAGCACATCGAGAAGGTGGGTTCTGTTCATGACGTTGCCAAAATCGAGAACGGAAAGTTTCACTTCATCGGTCTTGAGTGGTTGCTATGAGGAGAGAACACCAACTTATAACAGTAGAGGGGGACTCCCTTAAATGGTTATTGACCCTTGCTCAAAGAAAGCAGACAATAGACGGAAGCGCGAAAATACAGTTGCATAGTGTTATCCTAAAGGCAAAGGCAGGAAGGCTCTCTTTCTGTTCCTTGGTCAAGGATGGCGTCTCCTCTCTCATGCGTCTCTCAATACCCTGTGCAGGTGAAGGAGAGATAGTCATAACGGATATAGACAGCGCCTTGGGCGTCTTGAAGTACCATGGTGGTTCTATTACCCTAGAAACCGTGGGACCGGACTATGATAAGATAAGGCTAAAATCAGCAAACAAACAGACCACTATAAGTGCTAGTAGGAATGCTAAGGCATTCCCACATAGACCCAATAGCATAGAAGAATGGGATAAGAAGTCACAGGAATTAGCCCTAAAAATAAGTGCGGACGACCTAACCTATACTACCAATGACGGTACTGTCATAAAACCCATTTGGGTTGCTGGGGACGTAGGCACCACTACGCTGTACGAGGCGCTTAGATGTGACTCTATGAATGGGCAGAAGTTCAACAAGTACTCGCTGTGTAGTGACCATGACTCATTCACCGTTACAGTTGGCGACACATTGAAGGGACGAACCAAGAGTACCATACAGGTACCACTTAGTGTTGACAATAAAGAATTCACTAACAAACCATTTAAGGCCACATACAACGGGGGACTTGAACATATCTTTGCCAACTTGAACAACGATGTGACTCTTGCTGTGTGGGACTTCACGGAAGTAGGGGGAGGTTACCCTATGATGGTTGCACTAGGTGACGGGGACTATATTTTCCAATTGAGTGAGGCTTGAATATGATTTATGATGCTGGGTTGTGTAGAAGAATAGGTAAGCAGCCGTCAAGTTTCTTTGGCGTAAATGCTTGGTTGCCCGAAAGTGGTCCAACAACAGTGATGTGGCAAGACGAGGATGGGGTTAAGTATATTGCTTCGATAAATGTAAGGGCTGAGTTCAGCCCCGACTACGAAGTCTCGCATCTTATACCCGACGACGCCAAGGAATTAGAAAACTCTATAAGTGAATCTCTACAAGAAAAAAATGAAGACGAGGAATGGGTATGAGAAGGTTTCAAAGAATAGATACGCAGAGCGGAAGCACCGTTATTGATTTGACAAGCATAGTGGCTATCACTAAGCGGAAAACTCGCAATTATAGTGTTGAAAGAGAACGTGAGGGCTTCGTTGTGACTTTGTGGGACATACACATGGCTTCGGGTACTATCTTCACAGCATGGTCACTACCACTGGATGATAATTCTTGGATGAATACTATGATAGGTGTGGGGGAGAAGGATTTCCTATGACGTATAATCACCCTCCTATAATTGATTGCGCTAACTGTGGCGCTACCTTCGCTTGGGTCCTGTTAGAGGATACCGAGATAGGGGACATATACGAGTGTGAGAACTGTAACAATCTAATTATGATAAATAGAGAAGTGATGGAGCATGATAATTGAGCAAGGAAGGGGACGCGAGGTTATCATCCGAGGAAGAACGAGAAGTGGAGAAAGATACGAGAAAAGTATCAAAGGGCATTGGCCCTACTGCTTCACCAAAAAACAAGATGCTCTTGATTGGGCTTGGGAAAATAACGGTAATCTTGGTAGAGTAGAATATGGTTACACTGGTCTTTACGGAGAAGACCTAGCCATGATTAGGTTCCCCAGTCACTATGAGATGAGGGAGTTTGTTAACGGTAGCGGCGTAGAGACTTGGGAAGGAAACATACCCTACACCAACAGGGTTCTTGCGGACCATATCAATGAGGGCAAGCCCCCGATAGAGAATTACAGACATAGGACGTGGTATCTTGACTGTGAGTGGTCGCCAGCCACCAACAAAATGAGGGTCATGGCCGTCTACGATAACTTCACGGAACAAGAATACGTTTGGTTCGTTGACCCCACGATAGATCTT